GATTATTTTGATCAAGAGATAGCGTTTCATGAAGATCCATATCAATTGTTTCATGTTGCATCACAGATGAGAAATGATCCCAAGACGAAAGATCTAATTCTAAATCAAATGAAGAAGGTTAAAGAAAAGCATACATATGCTAGTAGAATGAAGGATATTATTACAGCTTGTGAAATGTGAGGTTTATTATGGGCACTATTTTAGTTACTGGCGGTGCAGGATACATTGGTAGCATTTTCGTAGAGAAATTGCTACAGCTTGACGGGCACAGAGTTTGTGTTCTTGACAATCTATACTACAATAATCAATCATCTCTAAATCATCTAATGCATGACACGCGCCTTGAAGTTAGGCGCGGAGATGTTCGTAAACCAAGTGATATTGATCCACTACTAAGAAAAGCAGATATCATATTTCCACTAGCTGCCCTTGTAGGAGCTCCTATTTGCAATAGGGATCCTATCGCAGCATCATCAACGAACAAAGATGCTATTTTTTACATGCTGGACAAGATTAGTCCAAATCAAACGGTAATTATGCCTACGACAAATAGTGCATATGGATCGGGCGATAAAGATAATTTTTGCACGGAGGAGTCGCCTCTAAATCCAATTTCTCTTTATGCTCGCGATAAAGTTGAAGTTGAAAAAAGATTGATTCAACATCCAAATGCAATTAGCTTTAGACTTGCAACTGTATTTGGAATGTCTCCTCGTATGCGTATTGATTTGCTTGTGAACGATTTTACATATCGTGCAGTTCATGATGGATTTGTCGTTTTGTTTGAGAGTCATTTCAAGCGCAATTATATTCATGTTCGCGATGTGTGTAATGCATTCATTCATGGAATCAATAATTTTGAAAAGATGAATGGTCAAATCTACAATGTTGGTCTTTCTAATGCGAATATATCAAAACTAGAACTTTGCAAAATGATTCAAACATTTATTCCAAAATTTACTTTCATGGAAGCACCTTACGGTCAAGATCCAGATCAACGAAACTACATAGTATCAAATGCCAAAATTGAGGCTACAGGATTCAAGCCAGAATTTTCACTTCAAGATGGCATCGTTGAATTGATCAAGGGTTACGAATTGCTTCGTAATACTCGCCATGGAAATGTATGATGATTATCATTAGAACTCCTTATAGAATTTCATTCTTTGGTGGCGGCACAGATTATCCGGCATGGTATCGCGAGTACGGCGGCTGTGTTTTGTCCACCTCAATAAACAAATGTAGTTTTCTTGTTCTTAGAAAACTGCCAGAGATATTTGACTATCGTTACAAGATTCGCTATTTCAATGATGAAGTAACGAAGTCGGTAGACGATATCCAAATGCCCACCATTCGTGAAGCGATAAAATACATGAATTTTGAAGAAGGTCTTGATATCACGCATCACGGAGATCTGCCTAATCGCACGGGAATTGGATCAAGTTCAAGCTTTACAGTTTCCTTGATTCATGGTCTATCGACTTTGAAAAACGAACAAATTACTAAAAGAGATCTTGCAAGAAAAGCGATCTATTTGGAGCAAAACATATTGCGTGAATCAGTAGGATCACAAGATCAAGTTGCTGCAGCATTTGGTGGATTCAATCGAATTGAATTTGGTGGATATACTGAATTTACAGTTCTTTCATTGCATATCAAGAAAGAAATCTTGCAGGAACTTGAATCGTGGGTTCAGCTATTCTTTACCGAGAAACTTCGCAATTCATTTGATATTGCCGAGAAAAAGATAACGAACATTAGTTCAAAAAAGATAGATCTGAATATCATGAAGGATCTTACGCATGAAGCCGAGCGTGTTCTCTTCGAACATAGAATATATGATTTCGCAAATCTTCTCAATGATCAATGGAAACTAAAGAAGAGCATGGAGTCATCAATCACGAATACTGAAATAGATGATATCTATGATAAAGGAATTCAAGCAGGAGCCGTGGGCGGAAAACTACTTGGCGCGGGTGGTGGTGGATTTATTCTATTTCTTACTCCACCGCATATGCAAAAGAAAGTTGCAGAAAGGTTGAAGTTGAGACAAGTTCCTTTAAACTTCGACTATTTGGGAAGTCAATTGATTTATCACGATTATCAGAATTGAGGTTATCATGAAAAAGATATATGTTGCTGGTCATAGCGGTCTTGTCGGATCGGCTATCGTAAGAGTGTTGCGTCAGCAGGGTGAAACGAATATCATTACCCGTACATCAAAGGAATTGGATCTTACTAATCCTATCGCCGTTGAGAAATTCTTTGAACAAGAAAAACCAACTGAAGTTTATCTAGCAGCTGCGAAGGTCGGTGGTATCGTTGCTAATAATACTTTTCCTGCAGACATGATCAATGTCAATCTTCGAATTCAGACAAATGTAATAGACACAGCATATAGATATGGTGTTCAAAAACTCTTGTTCTTGGGTTCGACATGCATTTATCCAAGAGAATGTCCGCAACCAATTAGGGAAGAGTATTTGCTAACTGGGCATCTTGAGATTACAAATGATGCATATGCAATCGCGAAGATTGCTGGTATAAAGATGTGTCAGGCATATAATCGTCAACATGGTACAGATTATCGTGCAGTGATGCCAAGCAACGTATATGGTCCGGGAGATAATTTTCATCCAGAAAATAATCATCTTGCCGCTGGATTGATGCGTAAATTTCATGAAGCAAAGATCAATGGCACAAAGGCAGTCTTATGGGGAACAGGAACACCTCGTCGTGAATTCCTATATTGCGAAGATCTTGCTCGCGGATGTATTCATGTATTGAATGCGCCAAAGGAAGATTTTGCAAAGACTGGAGGTTTCGTGAATCTTGGTCCAGGATACGATCTTGAAATTCGCAACTTTGCAGAAATTCTTGCAAAAGTAGTTGAATATAATGATGATTTTCTTTATGACTCTTCTCGCCCAGATGGAACAATGCGTAAGTTGACCGATGTGTCAAAAGCTACAGGATTGGGATGGAAACCTCAGATTTCTCTTGAGGAAGGTTTGAAAAGAATGTATAATTGGTACACTCAAGGCTTAAAAGATGGAACTGTGAGAATATGAGATATCTTGTAACTGGTGGTGCCGGATACATCGGAAGTCACATTGTAGATGCATTGCTGTCCCGTAGACATGAAGTTATCGTTGTAGACAATATGTCTACGGGACAAGAGAAGTTCATTGAACATAACAAGGGAAACAAGAACTTTCAATTCATCAAGTGTGATTTAAACGATGATCTGTCGATGATGGAAGGTGTTGATGGCGTTTATCATTTTGCAGCACACGCTGATATTAGAAAAGGATTTCTTAATCCAAAAATAGATATTCGCAACAATATTCTTGCGACATCAAACTTGTTGGAATCAATGCGAAAGCATAATGTACGAAAGTTGGTATTTGCATCTACAAGTGCTGTGCTTGGTGAAGTTGATAGAGCTATGCTTCCTGCATGGGAAACAATTCCGATGCCCGAGCAGACATCACTTTATGGTGCATCAAAGCTTGCTGGTGAAGGATTGATTTCTGCTTATTGTGAGGGATATGATCTTGAAGCATATGCGTTTCGCTTTGTTACTGTACTTGGACCAAGATATCCTCACGGTTTTGCATTTGATTTTGTCAAGAAGCTATTGAATAATCCGTATCGCCTTGATGTTCTTGGCGATGGTCGTGGAGTCAAAAGTTCAATTCATGTCTCTGATGTCGTAAATGCAGTAATGATGATCGGTGAAGACATTCGTCCTGCAAGAAACAAAAAGAGAAAGTATGAAGTTTTCAATATTGGCAACGATATGACATATCAGGTTTCCGATGCTGCGAAATGGGTTGCCGATGCGATGGGATTGAAACCTGAAATCGTATATGGCGATACTATCAAAGGATGGCCAGGGGACATTCCTTACATTCATTTGAATACTACGAAGATAAAACAGTATGATTGGCGTGCTAATCATACTCCCAAGAAATCTATATATGAAACAGTAGACTGGTTGCTGGATAATCGTTGGATATACGAGGCAAGACAATGAAGATAGCAATTGTTTCTGGCGGATTTGATCCAATTCATTCTGGTCATATCGAATATTTTCGATGTGCCAAGATGTTTGCTGATAAATTAATTGTCGGTGTTAATTCTGACAATTGGCTGGTTCGCAAGAAAGGAAATTTCTTTCTTCCGTTTGAAGAACGAGTATCAATTGTTAGATCCATTAGATGGGTCGATGAAACAGTTTCATTTAATGACGATGACGATAGTGCAGCTAGCTTTATTCGCGACACAAGAAGAAAATATCCTGACACTCTAATCATATTTGCTAATGGTGGAGATAGAATAGGTGATACAAGACAGAGCAAATTGGAAATGGAGGCGGCCGATGATAGAATGCTTTTTGCAGTTGGTGTCGGCGGAACCGATAAAAAGAATTCTTCGTCGTTGATTTTGAATAGATGGAAAAAACTATGACAAATAAAGCAATAATTTTTGTTCCTACAGGAAACTACCCCGACAAGTTCGATGATAGATACGACAAGAATGCACATTGGAGATCAAAGCATCCTGATCGCACATATGAAATTGTAAGTTGTGTGTATAAGGAGGGATTTGAACCAGATCCTAACACATATGATTATGTCTATCATATTCGTGGTCATAAGTGGCACATGGTTCGCGATGTATTCAATCAGTTTGATTACACAAAGTATGATTATGTTGGTTGCATTGATGACGATGAAATCACAGATGTTTGGAACTTGAACAGAGGTCTGGAGATGGCTCGTCGTTTTGATTTTCGTCTATGGCAGTTATCGATGGCTGAAGGTTCTGATATATTCTATGATTGCTTGAAGCAGGATAAAAGAATAGATTTTTCGGAAACAAATTTTATTGAAATGGGTGTTCCTGTATTTAGAACTGATGTTTTTACAAAAATCCTCAAAGCTTTGAATAACTGGAAAGAGTTTGAAGTTGGATATGGATTGGACAAGGCATATTGTGATATTGCACAGTCTCATGCTCACGTTGTCCATAATGCCTCAATCTATCATCCGCCAAGAAATGCATATTATGATAAGACTAGTTCAATGAAAGAATTAAATGATTTCATGACCACTATATATCCTAAGATGGCTCGTGAAGTTTTTGGTCATGATTCGATGATGATTGATCAGCAAGTAACATATCATAGATTTAAAATGGGGAATTGGTGATGATTATTGATCTTGGTTCTGGACCATGGCCTAAGCCAGATGCGACAGTTCGCGTCGATGTAAATCCTTGGCCTCATGTAAACGTACAACATGATTTGTCAAAAGTGCCATATCCTTTTGAATCAAATGTTGCTGACAAGATTTACTTTGGGGATGTAATTGAACATCTTTCAAAGTTTATTGTTGATGATGTTCTTAAGGAAATTCATCGTGTTTTAAAACCCGGCGGATTCGTGGAAATCACAACTCCAGACATCGAATGGATTGCCGAACGCATCTACAAGAAAGATTGGCACATCATGGCCAATGTTGATTGGCTAAACAAGAACAAGGATCCGTTTGAAGATGCAATGGAAGTAATATTTGCAGGATGGTTGCATGAGACCGATCACAAGATTCCTGGCATGGGTCATATCAATGGATTCAATGAAGACAAGCTAAGAAAGTATTTGATGCGAGCTGGATTCAAGGAAATGATGCGCGTTCCTGACATGAGAAACCCAGAACCTGCTCGCGGCAGCGTTCTAAAAATGCTGGCATACAAATGAAAAAGATTCTTGTCACGGGTGGTGCTGGGTTCATAGGCATCAACTTTGTCAAATACATGACAGATGTATCAAACGCACAAATCGTTGTTGTTGACAAGTTCACTTATGCAAGCAACTCGGATGAACTTGTCAACGTAATGAAAATACCAACTTATTGTGTCGATATATCAGACAAACAAGATCTTGAAGAAGTATTCAAGGAAAATCAATTTTCTTGCATAGTTCATTTTGCTGCAGAAAGTCATGTTGATAGATCTATTAAGGATTGCTTACCATTTGTACAATCAAACATCATAGGTACTATCAATCTACTTGATCTTGCACTAAAGTATAAAGTAGAAAAATTTGTGCAAATATCAACTGATGAGGTGTTCGGCGAAGTTCCATATCCCGGAAAATTCAATGAATATTCTAACATTTGTCCGCGCAATCCATATTCAGCCAGCAAAGCAGCGGCTGAACATTTTGTAGAAGCGTATGGTAATACCTATAAACTACCATATATCATAATCAATTCTTCAAATAATTATGGTCCATGGCAAAATGCCGAGAAGTTCATTCCCCTGACTATTTCTAGGATCATGAAGAATCAAAAGATTCCTGTGTATGGAACTGGAAGTCAAGTGCGTGATTGGATCTATGTGAAAGATGCTGTCGAAGCAATATATCTCATAATGCAAAATGGTCAGATGCAACAGAGATATTGCATTGGCGGTGAAAACGAAATAAGAAACATTGATCTTGTTCGTCATATTCTAATGAAGATGGGAGCTGATGAATCATTGATTGAATATGTCAATGATCGACCAGGACACGATGCTAGGTATTCCATGTCGATAGACATTGTTAAAAGTCAGTTGAAGTGGTCTCCTCGTTATAGTCTCTCTGAGGGACTGGATGAAACTATAAAATGGATGAAAAAAAATGAAGATAGGATTTAATTGTAGTAGTTTTGATCTGTTACATGCCGGTCATGTGACGATGCTCAAGATGGAAAAGGAATTGTGTGACTATCTAAAGGTTGCACTTCAAGTCGATCCTACAATTGATAGACCCGGAATCAAGAATAAGCCTATTCAAAGCATTTATGAAAGATATGTTCAATTGCAAGCCTGCAAGTATGTAGATGAAATTCTTGTATATGAAACAGAATTTGATCTATTGCAATTGCTAATGACACAGACAATTCACATTAGATTTCTGAGCGATGAATATTTGAATAGAGATTTTACAGGAAAGCAATGGTGTATTGACAACGGCATCGAATTGCATTATCATAAGAGACAGCACATATATGGTTCTTCGGAATTGAGAAAGAGAACGTATGAAATGGAGAAAAAGCGTCTTGATGAAATCATTAACAAAGAGATACCACAACATCATCCGGGATTGTTGAAATCATGATTACATTGATTGGACATGGATATATTGGTGAAGCAATTTGGAATAAGCTACAATATCAGAGCTACATTCCAGCTTACTGGTTGACACATAATGAAAGTATTCCAAAAGATACAACAATCATTGTAAATGCAGCTGGCTATACTGGTTCACCTAATGTAGATGCATGTGAAATTCATAAAGAAGATACGATTGCAGGAAACGTATTGTGGCCATTGAAACTTGAGATGGAAAACAAGAATACACCAATCATTCATATTTCAAGTGGATGTGTATATACGGGATATGAAAAAGATTTTACAGAAGAAGATGAGCCAAATTTTAACTTTGACAATGGCAGTTTCTATAGTGGGTCAAAGGCTCTAGAGCAGAAATTGCTTGCATCATATATGAACAAGTCTTATCTATTGCGTATTCGTATGCCATTTGGGTCAGAAAAACATCCAAAGAATTTTCTCACAAAGCTACAAACATATGCAAAGCTAATTGATTTTCGCAATAGCTTGAGTCATGTTGATGATGTAGCTAATGTTGTATTTCATTTCATCGCGAAAAGACCAAAGACGGGAATCTATAATCTTACAAATGGTGGTAGCAAGACAACGCGCGAAATAGTAGAAATGATGGGCATGAAGAAGGATTGGTTTACTGAAGCTGAATTTTTTTCTGCAGTTAAAGCACCAAGATCTAATTGCGTACTTGATAATAACAAGCTAAAGAACATTTTTCCTATTCGTAATATAGATGAAGCATTGAAAGATGCTATTGAAAACTACAAATGAAATCCGAAAAAATCATCACATCAAGCTTTTCCGAAAACGGCGCCAAAAGCATGGCGAAGTTGTTGACAACCAAGTACAATTGTACTATAATAGACAATCCAAAATTTGATAAGAATAGTGGTATGTGGATTACCACGTATCATGATCCCTCGTTAGGAAAAGATGATGAAACTAAAATTACTAAAAACAGACAAACTATTGAAAGCATTGGAACCAATAAAAGAACCGGCAGATCTAAGCTCGGAGCAATGGAGAATTTGGGAAAAAGAACAAAGAAGTAATCGCCCTATTGCGTTTTTCTTCCATGTGACGGTCAAAGAAAGTGTTTGCAATCTATGGACAAGCTTTGTCTATAATTGTTGGACGACACCAATTTATGCAATAAAGTATCGTACTACACACAGATACAATATTCTCGATACTGGATTAAAACCAAATTACTATGATCTTGATCATCGTATTCTGCACGGCCTATTTAATGAACTGGTCAATCATGTTGAATGTGAAAAAGCTTGGTTAAATAGAGTTTTTTCAAAAAAGAAATATAAGCGCGGTCTTTTTGAGAAATTTCGTTCTCCAGAACTTGGTCTGGAATATCTTCAGTGGGAAATAGATCTAGAAGAAGATTATAATAAATCACAGACCGAAACAGCTAGAGAAACTCTTGCACTGTACAAATGGTGGAAAGAAGTTTATTTAACTCGCAAAGATATTCAAGATGAATGCGGATTGAGTGAATATTATTCAAGATTTCCTCAAAAGGATTGGTCCTCATTAAAGATGGATGAAGAATATAAAGCACTTATAGACAAATCTAGACAAATTGAAATAGATCGTGATATCGAAGAAACTGAAATGTTGATTCGCCTTATCAAGATCAGAAGATGTTTATGGTCATGATTACACATCCTTTGTTTCCGACTCTTGTCACAGAATTTCACTATGACAAAAAAGAAGATTTCAAGAATCGCTTCTTCAATCGCGTTCTTCATCATATGGATGATCATGGCTACTCGATGGAAACTACAGGAAACGTAGACATACATTTTGATGATGATCTAAGTGATCTATTTGATTTTGCTGCTTTGAATGCATTTCAGTATTTGAAGACAATGGAAGTGAACGATGAGTTTGATTTGAATCTTGTGAAGACTTGGTTGAACATCATAACAGAGTTTCATACTCCATATCACAATCATCAGGATTCTCATCTATCTTTCGTATATTATGTTCAGATTCCAGAAGGAATGGATAAGCCAGTAAACTTTGCTATTCACGAAAAGCCAAATGAATTATTTCATGGCATGACGAATGCAAACATTGTAAAATGGAACATGTGGAATAGTCCTACATGGTTCTTCAATCCCGTTGAAGGACAAATGTTCATGTTTCCAGGTAAGCTATATCACTACACATCGGGTTCTGGTTCTGGGTCTCCCGATATGCCAGTCAAAACGCTGGATGATCTAAAACCTAGACGTATATCAATAGCAGGAGACTTTGTCCTAACTTACAAGAAAAGAATAGGTAGAGCATATGGTATCATGCCTGTTTCAAATTGGAAAGTTTATAGACAATAAGGAGAATATGATGAATAAAGTTGAATTTACGCAACGCAAGTATGATGGTAAGTGGGTCATGTGGTCATATGAAGTGGACCCGACCATTGACTTTGAAGACTTTCGTGGTCGTGAAATGCTGATCCCATATCGCTGGGTTCCGCGTGGTGTTTATGATTATATTGTGGAGTTCGAATAATGGCTAATATCAAAATCATCAAGCTTCTAACTGGAGAAGAACTTATCGGAGACATTGAAGATAAGGGCCTCTCTTATTCCGTAAAGAACGCTGTATTGATTGCACTTGTGCCAAGTCGTAACAATCCACAGCAACCATCAATCGGTCTTGGACCTTGGCTGCCATATGCAGAAAATGAACCAGTCATGATCTCAAAGCAGAGCATCGTATATGAAGCAAAGCCAGTCAAGGAAATGATCAACAACTATAATTCAATCTTTGGAGGAATTATCACTCCACCTAAGACTCTTCTTGTTTGATCCATCATTCTATGATATCATTCAATAATGATGAATGATTTTTATACAAACGTTTCCGTTCTCGGAAACAATATTCTCTATCGTGGTGTAAGAGATGGTAAACGTGTTCGAGGTAAAATCGAATACAGACCAACTCTATATGTGCCATCGAAGAAACCAACAGAATACAGAACTCTGCATGGCGACTATG